AACAGAAATGGTTATTGCTCGTGTTAATGCTACTATCTTTAGAGCAGAAACTAATAACCAAGTGTTTAATGGATTTGGTGATGTGTCTGCTGTAAGATCTATTCAGGATCGTGTTTCAAGAATGAAACAAGCAGAAGCAAGTAAGATTATGATCAAGGTTAAAGGCAGAACAGATTATACTGTTGGCCAAAAAATTTATTTGAACATTCCAAAACCAACTCCAACAGGCGATCAAGATACACCAGACGAAACTCTGGACACTATGTTTAGTGGTAATTATTTAATTGCTGCTATTAATCATAACATTGATAAAGAAACCCATGAGTGTTGGATGGAAGTAATTAAAGACAGTTTATTATTTAATTTGGAAACAGGAAAAACATCATGATGAAAGTTTATACAGGATGTGTTGAGGATAGAGACGATCCGTTAAAGTTGGGTAGATGTAGGGTTCGTATTGTTGGTTTGCATAGTGAAAACAAAACACTAATACCAACAGAAGATTTGCCATGGGCATATCCAATGACTCCAGTAACTTCTGCTGCGATGAATGGTATTGGTTGGACTCCTGTTGGTCCAGTTCTTGGTACATGGGTTGTTATTATCTTTACTGATACTGACGAACAACAACCATTGATGATTGGTACTCTCCCAGGAATTCCTCAAACCAAAGCAGCAACAATTGCATTAGAAGAATCTGATTCAAATATCGTTGCAACAAATGGTGGCGTTCTTACTGATTCTTCTGGCAAACCAGTTACAACAGGAGACGGATCTCCAGTTCAAGTTGGTACTCAAGAAGCATCTAGCAGTGCGCCTACGACAGCACCTTCTTCTACAGAAAAGCCTGCTCCTGATTTAACAGAACAAAAACAACCAAATACACCAAGCGATTCATCATTAAAGAAAGCGATCCCCGTAGAAGTGCCACCAGGAGTTAAAGGTGATACTGCTAAGATGAAACAAAATATACAATTGATCATTGAAGCATGCGACCAATTAGGATTGACCAGTAAATACGCCAAAGCTGGAATTCTTGGTATTTGTGGTGGTGAGTCTACATGGCTTCCTCTTGAAGAAGGATACTATTACAGATCAGCTGAATCTTTGGCTAAAATCTTTGGTAGAACATTTCGCTCTGCTGCAGAAGCACAACCTTATGTAGAATGGAAAGGTAGTAGAAAAGACTTTTTCAATAAAATTTACAATCCACAAGGCAATGGTAAATTGGTTGGTAACAAAGAAGCAGACGATGGTGGAAAATATTATGGTCGTGGATACAATCAATTAACAGGAAGACCAGGATATTTACAAACTCAAAATTTCTTAAAGAAAAATGGAGTTGAAGTTGATTTAATGAACAACCCAGATTCATTAATTAGTGATCCAAAACTTGCTGCATTAGCTTGCGCTGCTTTCTATAAAATGAATGTAACACATCCTATTACAGATCCAGGATATTTTACGGCAGCATTGCATAGAACTGGAGCGGATGCTAATGGTTCTGGATATGATAAGAAAAAGAAATACTACGAGTATTTCCTTGGAGAAGTTGTTGGTGGTGATCCAACAAACAAACCTGCTGCTGATACACAAAAAACATATACAGCAGATCAGGTTAAAGACCTACCACCAGCAACTCAAGCTGCGTTGTTAGAAGATAGATCTTCAAATAGTATTATTGGATTCTCTGACCCAACAGGAAAATATCCACTAAGAAATTTAATGGACGAGCCTGATACAAATCGTCTTGCTCGTGGTATTCAAAAAGATACTTCGTTAGAGTTTAAAGATTCTGACAGAAATAAAAAGATTGTTGCACCAAATGATGTAGCTGATTGGAGTCAACCTATTGCGCCATTTGGTGGAACATATCCATATTCAAAAGTATTTGAATCTGAATCTGGGCATTTAATGGTATTTGATGACACTCCAAATAATGAAATGATTAGTTTGTATCACAGAGCAGGTTCGTTTATTGATATTGATGCGAACGGAACTCTCGTGCAAAAAATTGTAGGAGATGGATATTGGATCGTCCAACGAAATGGTGGTATCTATGTTAATGGCAGATGTAATATTACAGTGGGGCAATCTTGCAACCTTATGGTTCACGGGCAGGCTGATGTTCAAGTAGACGGACAAGCAACCATTAATTTACACCATGGAGCAGACATTGGTGTCCACGAAGATGTGAATATTGCTATTGGTGGTGACTTAAAGTTTCAAGTGAATGGAAACATCACTATGAAAACTAAAGGCACTTTTGGTATGCAAGCTGGTAAAGATATTACAACAAAATCTGGTGCCAATGTTTATACTGAAGCCAAAGAAGATGTTGGTATTAAATCCAATGCAGATTTTTATGTAGAATCTCAGGGGGATACCAATATCTTTACTGCTGGTGATATGTTTAATCAAGCAGCTGGTGAACAAAATCTTCTCGCTGCAGGAAATGTTAATGTTCATGGTTCCGAGTTCCATGGACAAGAAGGCTCAGCAGCTGGTGCTCAGAGCGGAATTGTAGTGGTTAAAGATAAATTTACTGATACAGATGAAAAGCCAGCAGATGAAAATGGTGATGGTGGTAAAGCAGGTACTGATTTAGTCCCACCAGCACACCATGACTATAATGAAGCTACAACAGAATTCTTAACAACTCCTGTTAGACCTTCTCCACAAGTTATAGAAAAATATGCAATTGAAGAAGAAAATTTTGCAGCATTGGAAGGGTATTTGGCCAATCCAGATAAATTCAAAAATCCTGATGCAGCTGAAGGTGGTGTTAAAGAAAATTATCCAGGAACTCCAAAGTCTGATGGTGCTGGTAAGAGTTTAAAATCATCCGACACAGCTTCAGACATTGCAATTTTCTTAAGCAAACAACTAGACTTGGCAGATACTGGTTACTGGAGAGAATCTGGTCAGAATGGAAAACCAAGCAATCCAAATATTACTCGTATTTGGTCTGATCTTGGATACTCTGGTAAAACATGGGAATCAGATCAAACTGCTTGGTGTATGGGATTTGTAAATTGGACACTAAAGCAGTGTGGATATCGTTATGTTCAAACTGCTTGGGCTAAAGAAATTCAAGCAAATCCGTCTAAGTGGAAGGCTACTCAGGTTGATGTAGGTTCTGCAGATACTGGAGATATCGTTCTTTGGAATTACGGACATGTGAACTTTGTTTACATGAAAAATGGTAAGATGACTTTTGTTGGAGGTAACCAATCTCCAAAACAAGGTGGTAATAATCCAAATGATGGTGATGTAACTCAAGCATGGCCAGGAGGATATTCTGCTGGTAAAGGTGGTATTGTTGGTATTTGGAGACCTAGTAAGGATTAATTATGCCATGGCAACCATCAAACACTGCTATTAATCAACCAGAAGATTTGGCTGTTAAACAAACATTTTCATATGGGATTATCTATATTGATTCAAAAACTGGATCCCCGAGACCAGTAACTCTTACTGCGAGTACGCAATCATTTTCTAGTGTCATTTTAATTAATGGAACTTCTGCAGCGATATCTGGATACTATCCATATTGTTTTGATCAGAGTATTATTAAATACAAACAGAAGGCTAATGACGATGATTCAATACAAACAATATCACAAGGAAATATATTAGCAGATATTTGGGCTGCTGACTTCAACCAAAGTGATGTATATGCAATGACTTCATTTAAAGCAGATAGAACTTTATATCACACTTATAATTATACAGCAATGGCTATAGATACGCAAACTGGTCCACAAACTATAACTTATACGGTAACTTTAACTAATTTTTGGGATGTTAGTAAAGGGTTGTTTAAAGAAGCTGTTAACAATCAAAAGGAGGGTAAATAATGCCTGGAGTCGCCACATCAAGCACATCATCTACTGGTCACGGATGTTTTCCACCAACCAACTCTCAGGGTCCATACGCAGCAACTGCATTTTTTAATGGAAATGCAGTTCAGCTTGTTGGTAGAACCCAGTATATACAACATGCTTGTGGAAGGACAGTTCACCCTGCCCCTACTAGAATTATTTCCAGTGGATCTAGCACTTTCTTTTTTGAAGGTGCTGCTGTCGCCAGAATTGGCGATAATATTGCTTGCGGAGATATGATCGCTGAGGGATCAGGTAATGCCTTTGTTGGCGGATAACGATACTAAATAACTAAATGGCCACCAGAAATACAAGAACATTCACAGACTTAGATCTGAACTTTATCCCTTCTCCGATGTATTCGGTTGTTAACGAAGGGATAGGATTTCTAACAACCACAACAAATAGCGATATCGTAACTGGTACTAATACCAATTTCGAACGATATGACATGCTTTATAGAAATCTATTTGTTGCTGGAGTGTTTATAGGCAAAGTAAAAGATACAATTGATACCACACATCTTAAATTGTATAAACACGCTAATAGTACAGTGACCCATCAGCATTTTAAATACTCAAACCCTTCGGATTTGATTCTTAGATTTAATGAAAATGCAATCAAAGCGTCTGTTAAAAACCTAATTCTGACGATGAATTATGAAAGAAGATTTCATCCAGAAATTGGATCTCAGGTAAATTCTCTATTGTTTGAGCCAGCAACTCCTCTACTTGGTGCAGTTATGGAAAGAACAATCAGAAATACAATAGAAAATTTTGAACCAAGAGTTACATTAAATGATGTATCTGTAAACATAAATCCTGACAACAATAGTGCTGCAGTTTCGATTAAGTTTACAATTTTAAATACGCAGACTCCTCAAAATCTTAATCTAGTACTAGAGAGAACACGATAATGGCAATCGACAATAATAGAATAAATGTAGCCGAGTTAGACTTCGATAATATTAAGGAAAATCTTAAAAACTTTTTCCGTGGACAAGACCAATTTAAAGATTACGATTTTGATGGTTCAGGTCTTTCTGTTTTGATGGATGTTCTAGCGTACAATACTCACTACAATAATCTTTACACAAACTTAGCTGTTAATGAATCATTTTTAGATTCAGCAAGCAAAAGAGCCAGCGTTGTTTCTCTTGCCAAAATGTTGGGTTATGTTCCTCGTTCCGCTACTTGTGCTCGTGCTACTGTTGATGTAAGAATTGTTTCTCCAACTTCAAATCCTACTGTTACTACTTTGCCTGCATATCAGGCATTTGAAACTGTTGTAAACAAAACTCAATATACTTTTTATAATTTGTCAGATTACACAACAGGTAATGGAGCAAATGGTTATGTATTCTCTGGTGTTGAATTGGTTGAAGGTACACCACTAACATTTAAATATACGGTATCTCCAGGTCAACGATTTGTTATACCCAACGCTAATGTTGACTTATCAACAGTTCGTGTAACAGTTCAACAATCTGCTTCTAGTGGTACTTTCGTATCATATAATCTGGCAAGTAATATTGTTAATGGTTTAGATGCTTCTTCAAAAGTTTATTTTGTCAAAGAGATTGATAGCGGACTACTAGAAATTTATTTCGGTGATGGTATTTTTGGACAGGCTTTGGGTAATGGTAATGTTGTAACTATCAATTATTTTGTTTCAAGTTTAGGTGCACCAAATGGAGCCAGATTATTTAACTATAATGGTTCATCATTATTGGGTGGTGCTGTAACTATCTCTACCAAAGTTATTGCAACAGGTGGTGGTGTTCCAGAATCAATCGACAGTATTAAATATAATGCTCCAAGATCTTATGCTGCTCAAAATCGTGCAGTAACTCCTGAAGATTATAGAGTACTAATTACAAAAGGTTTTGCTCAAGCAAAATCCGTTTCTGTTTGGGGTGGTGAAGATAACTATCCAGCAATCTATGGAAAAGTTTACATTTGTATCAATCCATATGATGCAGATAAACTAACTAACTTACAAAAGAACTATGTTTTAAACACAGTATTAAATCATAAGAATATGGTTTCTGTAACACCAGAAATTTTAGATCCAGAATTTATTAACATTGCTTTGCATGTTACTGTAAATTATGATCCGTTTAAAACAAATAAAACAGCTGCTCAACTTAAGACTATTGTAACTAATGCAATTTTCAATTACGACGATTCAGATTTACAAAAGTTTAATGGAGTGTTTCGTCACTCAAAATTAAGTAGATTAATAGATACTGCAGACCAAGCAATCGTTAATAATACGATGACAGTATTACTCCGTAGAAAAATGATTGTTAAGTATAATGTTTCTGCTCAATATATTTTAAATGTTATTAATCCATTGTATAACTCTGGTATTGCAGAAGGTGCTATTTATTCTACTGGCTTTTATGTTAAAGGTAGTAACGATATCCATTACATCGATGATGATGGTGCTGGTTCAATTCGTTTATATGTTTTAGATAGCAACTATCAAAAGAACATTATAAATCCCACCATCGGTAAAGTAAATTACGACGCTGGTTATATTGAAATCAATAATTTGTGGATAACAGATTTAGCTGATGTTGATTTTGAAATTTCAATGAAACCACAAGCAAACGATGTTGTTTCTGCGTTACATCAAATCGCTGAAATTGCTCGTGACCATTTAGTTGTTGATGTTATTGCAGACAAGTCCGCTTC